CTTATTCTGGCTTCGATAGCTCCTTCATCGGGTTTAGACTGTTTTAACATCTCATTAACTGCTTCGAGTTCTTCAAGCTTTTTCCTAAGGTCTTTTACAACCTTGCTGTCTTCAACACTACCTTGACTACCTTTTAAGGTTTCAAGTTCCTCTTTAAGTCTGCCGACTTCCAGAAGATTATCATTGTTGGCTTTAACCATCAACTTATTGTCTTCTTCCAACTTTCTAATACGAGGATAAAGTTTCTCTTTCTCCTCTTTCCTGGCTTGAGCAATCATCTTTTCAAAATCAAAGGTAGGAGCGGCAGGAGCTTCTTTATCTTCTTCCTCTTCTCCTTCTGCGAATGCTCTCATTACAAACAGCTTACTTAAGACCCTAATTGCATTAGAACTTATTACTGTTTTTGCATTAAAACCACGATTATTTAACATTGTGTTCAACCTCCTAAGTGTTTTAGTACCTACAATATACAATAAATCTTTTTAATTGTAAATAGGGATAAACAGTCTTTTTATACAAAAGTAGAAATTTTTATGCAGATTTTTTGTTTTCTCCTGTTGTTTCAATGTTCATCTGCTCATCTGGGGTCTGACCATTAGTCATCCCACTGTTTAACTGTGGCATTGCATTAGGGTCTTCCTTACCATAAAGAGTAGGGTTCTTTGCCATGTCTTCATCAATCTCTGCTATCAATTCCTCAATCTTCTCTTTGCCCATTCTCTTAAGTGCTCCTCGTCTGCTCAACAGTCCTAATGTCATTTCAATTTGAATCTGCTGTAACTCAAGGAGTTCATCTTTAGGTAAGGTGTCCGGTAAGTCAACCTCATTAAAAAAGAAATACCTAGCAGGTATACTTTCTGGTCTTACTATTAATCCTTCTGATATGGCAATAAGTAAAATTAACTTATTGAGTCTTTCTATCCCATCTTCTGTGGACTGTCTCTTTAATCGGGTCTTTTCAATGAGTGGTAAGTTCTGATACTGTAAGGCAACACCACTGGTGTTACTTATAGACTGTGAACCTCCTAATGCGGCTTCTGGAACATTACCAACTTCACACATAGCAAGTCTTATACCATCAAGGTTATTGTAGGCGGCTCCTAAGTCACCTGTTAAACCTAAGTTCTCTACTTTAGCATCTTTCGCTAAACCTCCCCAGAGCTTATTGGCTCCTTTCTCAAGATTACCAATCTTAGCACCATAAACTATCGTAACAGGTGCACTATGGTAGTCAATAATCTCGGATATATTAGCTTCTTTCATGTTATACTCTGTGTTTAAAGGAATAATATCATCTAAGTCAGATATAGTATCATTAGTCCCGGCAATTGTGAGATTTTTAATCTGAACAAAGGGAATAACACCATACTTATTCGGGAATACTTGAGGTTCTAACTTACCATCAAATACAATACACTCGTCTTTTGTCCATACTTGCTTATATAGTACCTGCTCTTTCATCTTTCTCTGCAAAAATTTACTTCTGGTCACCCTTTCATACATATACATAACAGTGACACTAGTCAGAATGTCCTTATCATGTGGGTCATATTCGGGGAATACAACACTGGTATGCATGAGCATCAACTTTATTCTTCCCTCTTCATACTCCCCATAAGGGTCTTCTAATTCATCGGGGTCAAGATATCTTACCTGTACCCAGGCTTCACCAGTAACAGACTTCATCTGTCCTATTTCAGTAGACAGTAAATACTGGTTATTATCTACCCAGACATCTTCAAGGAATTTGAATGCATCCCGACCATCTGCATGAACAGCAACTTTTTCCGTTCTTGAGTCAAGATTAAAGGTGAATGCTTTGCCTAACTCAAAAGCTACAAATTTGTTTACAAAGGTTCGGCAGTAATTCACTGTTATCTCTTTGTCCTGTGCTTCTAACTCCTCCCAGTGGTAACCCTCAAAGAAATTCCAGTTACGTGCAACCTTCTTTAGTCTATCAATCTGGTTGTTATCAAGTTCTCCTTCGATACCAATAAGACTAGTATTGTATCTGCTGTCAAATGTTCTTCGTCTTTCAAAACCTACCATGGCACTTTACCTCCTGCGTCCTGTTATTTTATTTTTCATTTTATTTGCTCTTTGCTCATTACTGCTCTTCTGGGTAAACTTGTTACTATGGGTCTCGGTATAGTTGGTATCACCTGCAAAGCTGGTTCCCCATACTGCTAAAGCATAGGAATCTGGGTAATCATCGTGTGCTCCTCTTTCACTGCCATGACAGCACACCATGTACTGACCACTCCAACCTTTTTGCAAGTCCCCTAACTGATCCATAAAGTCTTGGTGTTCTTTGGTCTCCTTGGCACTATCACTCATGCAGACTCTTGCACGACCGGAACTTATTTCTTTATCTAAATGCTTATACATTTCTGACTTTGACTTAGTGGTAAATATATAGGGAATAACTTCGCACCTCATATTAGCTCTTAACCGATGGGATATACTGGCTTCTTTGGTTGCATCACATACCACTCTTGCAAGTCTAAAATGACTTAGGTAGTCAGTTATTTGTGGGTACTGCTCCTCATAATCTGGCTCATCACTAATGGTAAACCAGTCTTTTAAGTAGGTGTTATAGGCAAGATACATGACTTCTTCCCCAGTCTCTTCATCAATTTTTGACTCCATAATAACGGGCATATCCCAGTCAACTTCGACTATAGTTATTACAGTGTCATCACCTTTACCACCTATATCTAAACCTGCTACATGATTGGCACGTAAATCACTCATTACTCGGTCAAGGTTCACTTCTCCATTGTCACGCTCAAAGGTATCAATTTCAACGAACATACCTCTTTCAAGAATCCACTTTAGGCAGTAGGCCATCTGGAACTCATCACTTTTTTCGCCTAACCGTTCTTTCTCTTTTTGGGCATACTTAGCATACTTTTCATTGTACTTAGATGCAACTAAGTAATCGTATTCAAAATGATTTTTGATGTGTGCTTTTCTATCTGAATCCTTCTTCTTATTTCTCTGGATTGCATCATAGAAGTCACCCTTAAATGTGGTGGACGTTCCGATTTTTGCAATAGTAGCGTTATATGCGGCACCCATAGGATGAATAGACTTCCTAATCTTACGGTTACTGATATCCTGGCATTCTTCACAAATAATAAATTTGAAGGACTCACCTTCAATACTACTCTGGTCAGAAGCGGAAATAGCAGTAGCGAAGGAACCATTACTTAGGGCAACTGTCTGACCGTTTGAAGTTGTAAACTTAAGCCTAAACTCTGGGTCTTCCAGTACTTGAATAGCTGACGGACACTGCAACCTTGCTTTAATTCTACCATATGTAATTTCAGCTTGACGCTTACCAGGAGCAAAAATACCTACCCAGAAACCATCCTTAAACATGGATAGTCTGGGGTCATCAGCAAACATAGGCATATTAGCAAGCTGGGGTAATATAATCATTAATCCACCTACTGTGTCAGCTATTGTTTCGGACTTACCAGACTGTCTTGCGAAAAGTGCAGTCAGCTCTTCACCATCATTCTCCAACACTGACCGGATTACTCTCTTTGAGAACTGCTCTTGGTAAGGATACATAATCTTGCCAGAATACAATTCACAGAAATTGAAAATACGATTAACTAGTTCGGTAGTTGGTATTCTACCTGCTTCAACAGTTCTTACAAACAATAATTTCAGCTTATAATGTAACCACAGTACAATGCACATTATATTCAACGAAAACCTATTCATATAGTTTCACCGCCTTATTTTTGAATAAAAGAAAAGTCACAGACTTTTCCATCTGTGACTTATTATATCCTATTATTCTATTATCGTCTACCCCTTATATTTTCATTTTATTTTCGCAAGTCTATGAGCATCAAAGTATATTCTTGCATTGTCCTTTTTGAAATAAGGGACTCCCTTTTCAGTTGCTCTCAAATAAGCTTTTGTTATCTTTGTATAAGTTCCATCTTTTTTGTAGGCACTGTATATAAATTCTTCTCCGTTTTCTCTGTCTCTCATGACATACAAAGGGTTAGTCTCACTTATCATGATTTTAATTGTTGGTTTGAAGTCTTTTCTGTTTATAATGATTCCTCCTTTTAACCTCTTTCATATTCAGACAGACCTACATGAAAGGAAACAGGGTCATTTCTTCTTAGCCAACTGCCATATCTAGCATTGTCAGCTATTCTACCTCCGTTTGACTTTTTATCATCATCGGGGACACCTAGGCCATTCAAGTATTCTTCATAGCTCTTCTTTGTGACCATTTATGATGACCTCCATCATTTCTTTAGTCAAATACACGCAACCTATGGGTTCTTCTTTCAATCCTAGATTGTTGAACTGAAATATGTATCCAGAGGTGTTGTCATCTTTTATATCACATGTACTGTGGAAGTTATCCCATGTCTCTATATTGTGATATTCTCCTACTTTTGTATAACCCATTTTAATTAACTTCTCTCTGGTATATTTAAACATGATTATTCCTCTCTTTCTGCTTCTTCAAGCATACTTCAACTACTTTCTTGCACTGGTTAATATCAAACATACCTATGTGGCATTCTTCTACCGGAATATTAAGTTCAGAAGCTAACCACTCATATGCTCTAGTTCTAGTCATTATTCTTTTATTGCCTTTCCATAGAGTGTCAAATATAGAGTGGGCATTGTGCTTTCGTATTCTCAAATTATGGTCTGCAAGTCTTCCTAGTGGTTGTATAGTGTTAGGATGACAACCAACATAAGCATCACAATTAGGATAGTTAGTACATACATAAAGCATACCATAACTCCGGGTTTTATAAATCGCTATGGAGTCGATTAACTTAGCTTTGGCTCCGCAATATGGGCAAGTTAAATTTGCTGGTTTTTCTCTCCTCATTAGTCTTCTCCTATATGGTCTTTCCATGTACAGTCTTCGGCATTCTTATCTGTTCTGTGTCTTAAGAAACGTGGGTGTCTCATCTTCCCAGTATCTTTAAATAGCTCATTGGATTTTACTTCTATAACTGCACCTATACTGGTTTCTTTACGTTCAGTAAAATATGCTCTGACTTTCTCATCAAACCCGGAACATTCACCCACTTCAATTACATTAACACCTTGGGGTTTATGCGGGTCTAATACCATATTGACTACATTGAATTTCTTCTTAGGGTCTAGCTTCTTTATTTCTGCATTGGTAATTACTACACCATAACGGATATTTCCTACCCAGTCTTCATAGTAGTATTTAGTAACGGGTAAATTGCCTTGGTCATGGTACTCTTTGGCAGAATGACCTTCCTTAAGTTCAGATAATTCATCATCTTCTGCATCACACCAATACTTCCAGTAGTCATTTGGAAACTTGCCATCATAATATTTAGTAGGCTCTGAAAATCCCATTATGATAACTTCTCTGGTCAAGAACTTCTTAATCTTCTGGTACTCTCTGCCACGCTTATGAAAATACCGTCCAATCTTTGGTTTTAGAATAACCCCTTCACCACCATTTAATACAATAAATTCGTAGTAAGCTTTGGGACTAAGTCCAATGGGATTAATAAAAGGATTATTGCCTGTGTCTAAGTCATTAACTTCTTTAAACAAGGTAGGGTATGCATTTCTTTGAGCTTTTATTGGTGGGACTTCAATGATGCTCACTGGAATTAAAGAGCCACAAGAATATGACTTAACCCATTTTAAAAAAGGACTATGTACCTGCTCAACCACACAGGCAAGTAATATCTTTCTCTGCCAGAGTGGTAGGTCTTCAACACACTTTCCTTTGAAGTACAGGATATCAAATGCATGGAAACATATTGCTCCATTACTTATCTGTCTTACTATTGCTTCTGCTGGAAGACAGTTCAAGGTACTTGATACAGTCTTAAACGGTTTTCCCGGTACAAACATTTCACCATCTATTATTGTCCCGGCAAGCCCTGGGAAATTAAGGTCTCTTAAATGGGGTAGTAAGTCTGTATTCTCACAAGGCCATCCAGTCTTCTTAGAAACTCTTCTGGAAAAGCATCTAGTATACCCTTGACTATATGACTTGAAAAAGTGAAGTACTCCTCTTGTACCATCAAATTTCTCCTCAATTAAATACATAGGGTCTTTAAGTAGTTTATCTTGCTCTTCCTCTGATTCAATCTCTTTTGCGGTCATTGGAGTTATTTCTATGATACCTGCTTCTTCATAGTCTTTTCTGCAAGTAAAATTAGAAAATTTGGGTATATCATTTGCATACTTCATGTCTAAATTCATTAGGTAACCTCCTGCACATTTTATTTTAATTATAACATTAAAAAGAGTCTTAGTCAAAGACCTAAGACTCTTTCTTTCCCTCTTCTGTTGTGGTTCCATGAACAAGGGACTGAACATGTTCAATAGTTTCTTCAATCTTTTTAATCCGTACTTTTCTAAGTGAGTCCAGCCACTGTGCAGTCCTAGTATAAAGGACTTTAAATTCACCTTCTGCATGTTCTTCATAATATCGAATTGCGCTCTCCAATGTAATGGCATTAGGTGTATCTGATAAGGCATCAACTTCTCTATCTTGAATAGGTAACTCTTTCTTAAGGTTATCACCTTGCATTCTCTTGGGTCTATGCGTAACATTGGTAACAGTCATATTGCCTACTGTGGAGACACGACCTTCGCCATAAACAGGGTCTTTCATTACACTTTATCCTCCTCTTTAATTATTAACAGTCTTTGTTGAAGTGAGCTTTCAAGTTCACTGAAAGAATTTATTGAGGATATATTGGAAAGCGAAAATCCCTCATTTAATGAAAACTCTGGGTATACAAGAGCTAGGTCATCAATGACAATATGGGACAGCAGATAATACTTATTGTCTATAAAAGCAATACCTATAGGGTAAGCAATGGTACTCTTTAAAATAGATTCTGGAATGTCTTCTCCGGTCTTTTTCATGGATTCAATGAGGAATTGTTTAGAGCTAATCATACTTAAGCTGTATAAGTCTTTGTCTCCCTGTTCAAGCTTCACATCATAAGTACGATAAAACTGTCCTCCGGGGACTGTAACTACTCTATTGCTATATGTAGTCCTCATACTGACAACTGGGATAATCTCATTGTATGAGGATAAGTTATCTTCGGATACAGACCTGCATCTTTTCTGTACCTCTTTATACAGCTCTTCACTTATTTTATTGGTGTTTTTTCTCCCCAGTTTACTGCTTTTAACTGCTATAAAATGATTCAAAGCTATGTACCTCCTTTATGCAAAAAGAGGGATAGTGATTAGCTATCCCTCGTATTTTATTGAGATTTAATTATTCTTCTTCGGCTTCGTAAGTTTCACCACACTGCTCACATACAAATTTTGCATGTTTCTCATCATATT